TAAACCAACATCTCGGTAGGAGTCTACGAACTGCCTGAATACCATCATCTACAGAAAGTCTTGGCAGAACCCGAACATCTAGCCCAGCTTCTCTCAACACTTCCAATCTGCTTTTGCCTGTGCCTAATTCTCTTACTTCCACATCGTGCGGTAGGAGTTGCTCTGCTTTCTCCCACTTGTTATCTTTTAGCCAGTTGACATACCAATCGAGTCCTTGACCATGATTCTCTACATAATCTAGCAGTCTTACTTCTTGTCCTGTTGCCTGTGCCACCCATATTGCTGTGCTATCACCCATGCCCAAATCCCAAGCCACATAAGTTCTACAGAGATCATCTCTTGTAATGTCGCAAAGTCTACCTTTTTCTTCGAGGTCGTTGATGAGTTTGCCATAGTAACTCCCCTCTACTGCTGCGTTAAAACTACACTCGAACTCTTGGTTGTACTTATCGTCTCCCATCTCTTTTCTAGCAGACAGTAATTCTTTCTCGTCTAGCAAGTTTGTTTCGCTTGCCTTGAACTGTAGTGCTGCCCATCCTTCTTCTTTACCGGCTCTGTCGAACAAGTCCTTAAAGTGGTTATTGCCTTTAGGTGTGCCGATAAACAAGCACGACCCCTTCCTATCGGCTAACGCTGGTCGGATAATTTCATTCCAAATCTTAGGATTCTGATCGCCAATTTCGTCTAGCACTACAGCATCGAAGTATTGTCCACGAAGGCTGTCTGGGTTATCTGAGCCGTAAAGTTGGATTCTCCTTCCGTAAAAATCTACTCTTAATTCCGCAATATTAGCCGTTGCCTCTAGCGGTCTTACGAACTCTGTAAGGTAATCCCAAGCCACCCTTTTAGCCTGGCTATATGTCGGTGCTATATACGCATACCGAGGGTTTGGCTTGTCGTTCTTCATAGCACTCTTAATAAGCTGATTGAGTGCTGCTACTGTTTTTCCCATCCTACGATGTGCCACTCCAACTACAAAGCGGTGTTTATCCATCGCATTATGGATTATCTTTTGCGGTTCTCTTGGCTTGTAAGGTATGGTTACTACTCTAACCACTTGACACCAACTTCACCAGAATGTTCTATAGCGTTTGTTTCTTTCCATCCAGCCCTAGTCTTTAACCAGAATATAGCTGCTGCTGTATTGCCGTTCTTAGCCTGTTGGAATAGCGTTTGACCGATAGACGCATTGGCATCTGTCCGACCATCCTCTAAGTCCTTCTTGTAGTGCTTAACTAGAGTGTCATCGCTGATCTCTAGCTTACTAGCAATATCTACATATTTAATTCCTACAGCACTAAGGCTTCGGACTAACTTTCTAGTTTCTTCGGTAGGGATATGTTCTACACCTTGCATATCATTCCTTTTCTAACTCCGAAAGTACAGCCTTTTTACCTGTAAAGTCTTCCCAACGCTTAACTATGACATCACAATATTTAGGGTCTAACTCCATACTTCTATTAACCCTACCTGTTTTTTCACAAGCAATTAAAGTAGAACCGCTACCACCAAATAAATCCAAAACAATGTCTGAGCCTTTTGTATTGTTTAATATTTGATATTCCATCAGTTCTACTGGCTTCATAGTCGGATGCAAATCGCTTTTAGATGGTCTTTTGCATTGAATTACAGTAGTTTGTTTTCTGTCTGTAGCCCATAAGTGTGCAGCGCCTTCTTTCCATCCATATAAACAAGGTTCATGTTTCCAATGGTAATCAGACCTACCAAATGCACTATTATCTTTATTCCATATTAGGGTTTGGCGAATTCTCCAACCCATGTCTCGAGCTGCTCCCCTAAAGTTGTAACCTTCTGTGTCTGCGTGCCATATGTAGAACACAGCACCAGCCTTCATCACAGCGTCAGCAGCTATGTAAACATCTTTAAGAAATTGTCTGAATTCCTCATCAGCCATTTCATCATTTTTAATTTGGTCTCGCTTTTTGCTGCCGCCTTCGTAGGCGATGTTGTATGGCGGGTCAGTTACTAGCTGGTCTGCTAGTTGACCATCCATCAGTTTTTCAACCGCATCTATGCTTGTGCTATCCCCACACATAAGCCTGTGGTTGCCTAATATGTAGATGTCCCCTAGCTTTGTCTTAGGCTCATCTGGCACATCAGGCACAGCATCTTCATCCGTAAGCCCTTCTGTTTCCTCTATAGGGTTTAGCAGGGCATCTAGCTCATCAGGATCAAAACCTAACAAGGAAAGGTCTATATCGTCTTTTAAGTCTTGCAACTCTAGCGACAGCATACTTGTATCCCACCCTGAAATGAGTGCGATTCTGTTGTCTGCCAAGACATAGGCTTTTCTTTGTGATTCTGTAAGGTGTTGTAGTTCTACAACAGGCACTTTATCCATGCCTAGTTTTCTTGCTGCCATGAGCCTTCCATGACCAGCTATAACTGAGTTATTTTTATCTACAAGAATAGGGTTATTAAATCCAAACTCTTTTATAGATCCTGCTATCTGTGCCACTTGCTCATCTGAGTGGGTTCGAGCATTTTTAGCGTATGGAATCAGCTTTTCTACTGATTGCCACTCAATTTTGTTTGCGCCTTGCATTCCATTCCTCTAGGGTTGATGGTTGATGTAGGGGTTTATTCTACCATTTAACTTTATCTGCCCAGTACGCTGCACTCATCTTGCCTTTAGCGATGTTACTAGCGTGTCTTGCTTTGAATGATTTGCGTCTTGCCTTATCTGCTGCCGACTCGCCCTCTCTTGGTGGGCTACCTGTCATGCCTTGCTGACCGAATCGGATGGTCTTTACCTTATCTCCCTCTTTTGCCACGACTACATGGCTTTTAGTGGGATGGCTAGGTGTTTTTTTGGGTTGATTAAATCCTTTTACACCCATTCTTTCAATAATGGATGCAGCTTCTCTTACTTTCACTTCTTGACTCGCATTGATTTACCGGCTTCCGACATCGCAATTGCAATCGCCTGTTTAGGGTTCTTAACGACCTTACCGCCTTTGCCTGAGTGCAGTTTGCCTGCCTTGTACTCGCCCATTACTTTACCGATCTTTTTCTCAGCTTTGTTCATATAAATCCCCTAAGTTGTACTTGCACCAAATGAGAGGTGCTTCTTCTCCATCTGCCATGCCTCTAGCCATACGCTGTTGTATGGAAACTACAGTTGCACTAAGGTTTGTTAGCCCATCTGTCATATCAGGGTAAACCCTATCTGCAAATCGTTTAGCGTTTGCCTTACTTGCCTCGGTCTCGCCCTCTGGTGTGTATCCGTTGGAGTCGTGATCTAGAGCTAGGAATGTTCCATCCCTGTAGCCTATAGGAAGCCCTACAGCCTCTAATCTCTTGGCTAGGTCGGTATCCTCATACCCCCATCCCCAATACTTGTTAGAGTAGCCATTAGCTGCCTCAAAATGCCATTTACGCATGACTGCTACTGCTGCTAGTCCGTATCTCTGTGCCATTACTACTCGGTCTGTACCATGTCCTACTGGTCTCTTGTCCATGCCATGCCAAACAATACGGCTTGGTAGGCTAGGTTCGCTGTAGTCTGCCCACATTGGTAAATAATCTACATCGTGAAAGCATACATTATCGATCATGCCTGCTATGGCTGTATAAGCATGATTGACTAATGCGCCTCGGTTAAAAGGTAGGTCATCGTCTTGTTCTGCAATGCAAAATAGGGGTTCGATCCCTAGATTGTTGCGTCTAAAGTAGCTGACAGTATGAGGGAGCATCTTGACTAGATGCGCCTCTCTGTCTCTATATGGGATTATTATCCCTAATCTCAAGATTTCTTTTTGTAAGGTTTAGCAGTCTTAGCAGCTTGTTTAAAGTCTGCTGCGGAAGGTGCTGCTTTGCTACCAGGCTTATTCATCTTCTCGCCTGATCCTGCCTTGATGCGTTTGCGTTTAGCTTGAATATTAGCGTAGAGTCCAGTTTTCAATCTTCTTCCCCTTCCATGTATTCTTCGGCATATTCTGCGCCTTGGGCTTCCCAAGCCTGACAGCCATTTTCATTGGAACATACAAAGTCAAATATAGCACAATGCCCCATGCCTTTACCAACTCCGCATTTAGCCATTTCTTCGCCTTGCATATAGTATTCGCAGGCTTTGCACTTACCTTCGCCATCCTTGCGCGCACCATAGTTGGCGGTTAGGATAGCCTTTTTCTTGTTGCCTTTGTTTATATCGGCATCAACTGTAGAGAGTGGGCAAGACTCGGTATCGGACTCTAATAGACCGCCCTCGGACTTCTCAGCCATCTTAGGCTCTTTGCCTAGCAGACCGATCATTATCGACATACCTTTTTCTTTCATATCGCACCCAGAAAAAAAGCCCTATTGCTAGGGCTATAAAGAAGAATCACTATTTTTGGGTGCAATGACCCAAACAAATTATAAAACATTTTTAGGCTGTCTACAATGAAAACAAATAAACTTTTCATTATGTCCTTGGTTATAGATTTGGAAGTATCCACCTTTGGTAGTCTTACGCTGTTGGCATTTTGAGCAGATCCGCAAGGTGATTACTTTTGGCTCTCTTATCGAGTTGGTCTTGGAGTCGCTTTTTAGCATTGTGTAGGTCTGTCTCGAATCGTCTTGTAGATATTCTAAGTGTATGGGCTAGTTGATTCTGACTAGCATAGGGATGGCTCACATACCGAGCCTTTAGTATCTTTCTGAGTTCTAAGGGTAAACCCTTAATAGCATCTTCTATTAGCTCACCATCTCGATTGTCAGGTTCGTAGTGCGGTTCTTCGGGTGCGTATAGGTTGCCTAGTTCGGGAATGTAGTTCTTTTCAAATGATCGACAAGTAGAGTCTGGCTGCGGAATAACTGATCCAGAGACATACCAAGCCCAGTTTCTCAAGCGGTCATCAAGTGTCATTCACATTCCTGTATTTAATGAACTGTATAATTGTAACTATTTTCTTAATGGTTTCAACTATCTATGAAAAATCAGTACGGATATTACTTGACCGACCAAGAGTTTGCCGACAAATGGAAGGATTTTCCTAGTCCAATGCTGATGGCAAACGAGATAAAGATTAGCCCTAGAGCCGTACAGAATAGAAGAAGGTCTGTAGAAATAAGACTAGGGGTTAAGTTAGAAACACAAATAAATCTAAGAGACGATCACAATAAAAAACAAAAAGAAGAACGGATTGCCAGGCTAAAAGCAAAAAGCGAAAACAGAATAGAACAAGCACCAATCTCAGTTAGAAGGGGTACAGCACTTGATAAAGGTCGTATTATTGTTTTTAGCGATGCCCATTTTTATCCTGATGACACTACTACAGCTTATAAGGCTTTGCTTAAATTTATTGAGTACTTTAAGCCGAACATTATTGTTAATAATGGTGATTCCTTTGATGGTGGTTCTATTAGTCGTTTTCCTCGTATTGGTTGGGATAAGAAACCTACTGTCCAAGAAGAACTGGAAGCCAACAAGTTTTACTTAGGCGAAATAGAAAAGATCAGACCAGCAGGATGTAGGCTTATATGGTGTCTTGGTAATCACGATGCGCGATTTGAGACCATGCTTGCTGCACAGGCTAGTCAATTTGAGGGTGTACAAGGATTCCAACTAAAAGACCACTTCCCTCTATGGGAGGGGTGCTGGTCGTTTTGGGTTAATGACGATACTGTAATTAAACACAGGTTTAAGGGTGGTCGATACGCAGGCTATAACAACGCTACAGCAGCGCAAACCAACATCATTACAGGTCATACCCATGTATTAGCTTGTCAGCCGATTACAGGCTATTCTAAGACGATTTGGGGGGTACAGACAGGCACACTAGCAGAGCCTAATAATATGCAGTTCGCAGACTATACCGAGGACTCGCCTAAAGATTGGCGGTCTGGCTTTGTTATGTTGTCTTGGGAACGAGGCAAGATGCTTATGCCGGAGATGATCCAAGTCTGTGGTGAGGACGAGGTAGAGTTTAGGGGCGAGATTCTAAAGGTATGAAACTGACCTCCACTATCCTCAAGAATATCTACAATATGCTTGTGGTGTGTGAGCCTTTTGAGAAGTGGAATATGCCTCTAGCAGCACAGATTAGGTTTGTGGTTAATGCAGATCCCGATGTAATGGGAACTTATATGTATGACGATGGAGAAAAGTGGGAACACATTATTACCATCTCTACTGCTAGGTGCGGATTCCTAGATACAGTTATACGGACTATGGCGCATGAAATGATCCATATGAGCTTTCATCGTAGGAAGGGTAATAAGTGGGCGCAACATGGAAAAGAGTTTCGCGCTAGATGCCATCTTGTAGGGAAAGAGCTAGGGCTAGATCCCTTAGAGTTGTAGTTCTTGTTCTGCTATTTGGCAAAAAATACTACATTCAATATTAGGTTCTTGGGGGTAGTTGCCATCTGTAGGCTTTAATTCATCAAGATAGCGGTCTTTAAATATGGTCTGTTTCTTAAACCTCTCTAGCTTTGCCATGCGGTCAAAATGCTCAGGAAAGTCTACCTTTATCTTGTTCCAGTAACCCATGCCACCTTTGACACAGCCAATACAGTTATTGTTGTGATACCCAAGTTTGTACATGGCTGGCAGTTCAATATTGGCATTTTTAAGCATTGCTAGGCAATCCTCTTTGCCAAGTCCTTTTTCTATAAGGGGTGTCCATATATTGACATCAGAATTAGCGTCTATAAAGCGGTCTAAACGAGCCTGTTCTTCTGCGGTATAGCCAAATACCTGGCGGTCTGTAGGTTTCTCAAATCGTTCTCTAATCTGCTTTTTTAATGCCCTAGTGCATGGTGCGCCCTTTGGTGTTCGTATGTAATTTTTTTCAAACACTCTGTAGATTGATCTGTCATAAAAATCATTGCCAAGAATCTCAATCTTTTGTCCAAACCATTCCTCGCAATCAGCTAAGAATCTTTTATTGTCTAGATGTTCTTCTTTAACCTCTGTGTAGGCTATGATTAATTCACTCTCTCTCTCTCTCTCTGCTAAAGCGATTTTGGTAGCTACAGCACTAGCAGCACCACAGGAAAACCAACAGACTGTTCTCATTTAATCACCCCAACAAGTCCCCGTTCAAAAAGTTCACCAATGGTTGCTCGGTGCGCCTGTTCCCACATCTCAATCCTTGCGACTTTTGTAAGTGTGCTAGATGTATCGGCTTCCGCATGGCAGCGAAAACAGAGGCTGGCAATGCGAAAATCGGATGCTTTAAGTCCACGACCTTTTCCATCTCTGAGCTGGTTGGAATGTGCAGCCACGACAGTTCCATCTTCTATCCCGCAATGTTGACATGGTAATAGTCTAGCGATTTCTAGGAGTTTTTTGTTTCTATACATTTTCTAAGGTATTCGTTTTCTTCTCTTGTTTTCTTTAGCAACTGAGATAAATGGTGTGCTGTCTTTAGCATCTCTTTATACCTATTAAGGTATAAGTTGTAGTTTGTAGAATCCACTATTCTGTACCAATCCGTATAGAAATGTAAACAATAAGAAACACAATCAATGCCCAGATGTAGACAAAGTCGCTATCTAGCATGATTATCTACAGACCGATTGGTAGCCTCTAGACTGCGCCATATCTCGACTTTTAGTTGGGCTGCGGTCAGCATCCATTTGATCTTCTCCTCGCACTCCACAGCCTCTTTTAAGCCCTCTAGTAGCCCAATATACTCAGGGTCTGCATAGGCATCTACTTCTGCTGCTGCGACAGACTTAGCCGATGACTTCGACATAAGAATACTACGCTTAGACTTTAGGAAGTTTTCTAGGTAGATTCTGTTTGCCTTGGCTTTAGCAAAATCTCCTGAATACTTCATTATGTACTCAACTGCTTTTGTTGGTTCTATATCCATGTTTTCCATTCCCCTTTATTTCCTTTAGCCCATTGCTCACCATACAACTTTAGTAATTCGCTATCAATTTGGTATTTCGATAAGTATTCTCTAAACTTCTGCAAACCCCAATCTGTCCTGTACTTGCATAATTGGCGAACTGCACATTGTTTCTTCCATTCTTCCCCATTGGTCTGCCATTGCATCTGCTATACCTTGAAATGTTTTGTTACGCATTTTTTCTCTTTCTTTAGGGAGTAAACGAGAGCTTTCGTAAAACCATTGACTCATGCGTTTTCCGCTTTTAGCAGTCCAAACACCGCCTTTATCTACAATATTTGTAGGTTTTAGTAAGGGTAGACCTTTGAGCCATAAACAAGTGGCTTTAGTGGTGTTGTACCCATACTGCCAAGGTTGAATAATTTGGTCAGGCTTTCTCCACTCTGAACTCATAATCCCTATTGGATTTTCTATGGCATATCTAGGTATATTGCAGTTAGCCAATTTCATAAAAAAATCTATACCCTGCTGTTGTCTACCATCTGCTCTTTTCTGTGCAAAATGCCTAGCACCACTTACAGCCAAATGAGTGCATGGAGGGTGAGCAATCATAAGATCCCACCCCCCCCCGATGATGTCTAGCACAGAGCCTTGGTAGTGGTTACCAGGTGTTTCAGTTGGCTCTAAATCACAAGACCAAGCATCATGCCCTAGTTTTGCAAAAGCATCTCTTACTGTGCCACTAAACTCACAAGCCACTAAGACTCTCATGCGCCCACCCCAACTGATCCAATCTTAGCCGAGAGCCTAGCTCTAAACTGCGCGAAAGTTTCTCCTGCATATGGGTTTAATCCTAACTCTCTGCCCTTGGCTAAAGTAAGTTCATCGCTTGCATACCAAGGCAATGGTGGTCTCTTGTTTTCTTTCTGTTCGATTACAAGCTCATCCTCGAACCTTTCTTGGTTTAGCCAAGTGCTTGCATGGGGTATGAACTCCCAATCAGTACCCTTTGCTGACCAATACTTACGATGCTCTACTATTGCCTCTAGTGCCTTTTGTTGGTTTTCCTGACTTAATTTTTCCCACGATCTTTTTGCTGTTAGCTTTCCGACCTTCTTTGGGTATTGCTGCCAAAAGTTCTCGAATGTCATTTTCCCTTTTCCTTTCGTTTATTGCTCTTTCCATTACTGCCTCAAACCCTGCTTGCATAATAAACTTATGCCCTGCCTTATCCATCGTGAGTTCAGCCTCTGCCGATCCGTCTGGCAACTCTTTAACTATCTTGACTTGTATCTTCATCCACCCACACCTTTATGTTTTTATTAAAGTCTGCTTTCATAAGAACTGGCTTATTTAAGCAATCTAACATTCTATACAGATTCTGCTTTACTTCCTCTATATCTTCTCCCATTACACCAACACCTCTTGCTGTGTACAGATAAGGCTCATGGTTCTTATCGTAAAAGACTTCGCAAACCTCGACCCAAGATTCTCCATCGTTCTCGTCTGAAAAGTCTACCACTCTATGATTCCAATGCATTATTTACTCGCCAAGATGTAAAGACCAACATTACTAAACGCATATCCTGTATATACAACTGCCATAGGCACATTCCCTTTTACTCCTTGCTCAATCCCGATATAGGCATAGATCAAGCCGGTAACGATAATAAGCCAAGCACTCACTTTTTCTTTCTTGCTGCTATCTGCTTTTGTAGAATATACCAGAACTCAGATTTGATAATCATTTTTTCCCCTTTCTAAGGCTTGTGTTATCTGTTGGGAAAGATTCTCCCAATACTGCTTACAACTGTTATCGTTTCTTGGACTGCCTACAAAGTATGACTGATATGTAGATGGTTTGGCAAGATACCTGTAGCAAGTATTTTTCTTACTACAGTTGTGGTCTAAACACATAGTGATGTCTGGCATATTAAGTCTTTATAAAATGAAAACACCCACAAGCATAAGGTAAGTCTATTTCTGCTATCTCTGTAACAACTGGCTGCTGTCCGTTATTAGGGATGAGGTAGAACTCTCTACAAACAAATCCTGTAAATAAAGAGGATATGTAGACAGGGCTATAGACTCTATGTGCATTGAAATACACACTAGGCTCACCCACAGGCACAACGAATAAAAGATGCTTGTAGGTGCTGTTCTTGAGGTTTTGGATTGCCTTAATATCGCCTTCATTGTCTATTTCATCTCCGTATCTACCTAGCCCTATATGTTCTACTACATGACAGCATGATAAAGATTCTACAGGCTCGATAGATTGATTTGCAATATCAATTTGTCCGACTGATAGATTTTCTACATAAAGCTCTGGTACTCGGTAATCTAAATAGGTCGTAGGTGTATGAGCTGCTACTGTCGTGCAAAGGTGTAGAGATGAGCTAATGTCTGTATGGTGTAGAGGGTTGATCTCTGCAATCTTTCTTGCTGCCCAGGCTACATGGTAAACATAGTGTTGATCAAACCCATGTCCTTTATCGTCTGCTAGACAAGGATAAGCATGACAAGGAAATCTTGTTTCTTTCTCTAAAAAGGCTAGAGCTTGGGTCTTGTATTCTTCTTCTGTCATAACTTATAAGTTAACATATTTGTTACTTTAGATACCTATAGGTAATATATTTGTTACATTATGTAGATGCTTATGTAATATAGTCAACATTTTGTTTTATTAAAAATTCATGCACTTTCCTAAAAGACAAAAGCACGACCAACATCACCGAGGTGATGATTTCTACAAGTGATGTATCCTGTTGCAAAATCTGAGGAGCTGGCTTGTACCAAACTACTCGGCTATCGCAGGTGTCGACCCTCGCTGTCTGCCACTTACTCACAGAC